TATACATTAGACTAATCCACATGCCTCCTGATATATTTCACCTATCATTTTTTTAATAGTTGCTTTATCAAGATTAACTTCTGAATCTTCAATGTAACTATTCAATATTGAAAGAGTATCTTCTGATTCATATGTATTTTTATCAGCATCATACCATCCACTAAAATCAAAGTTTTCTACTATTTTTAACTCTGCTACATTTGCTGAATATATCTTATCAATAAATCTCTCAAACTGACCTATATCTGATTTCTTTCTTACAATAACTTTGACTATCTTATTTTCAAATCCTCTAGTATCAAATGTTTGAAATGGTGTATCTTCATAAAATACCTTTTGAAATATATTATATGGATTATTAATAGGAGTTTTTTCTAAAGTTTCTGTATCAAATAGATGGAAACCTCTTACATCATTACAATCATTCCAATAAATCTCATAAGGATTTCCAAGATAGTAGATATTATCCTGATTAGATCTTGTATGAAAATGACCTGAGTATACTATTTCAAACTTAGAAAATGGATCTATACTTGACCCATGCTCCATAACAACATAATCATTTACCTTAAATCCATGTAGTTCTAAATGACCCATACAAACAGGAGATCTTGATTCCTTAATCATTGACATAGTTTTTTCTTCATTCTCTGAATTAATCCAAGGAACAAGAAGAATACTTAAATTGTCTATTAATATAGAGGTAGTTTCTGAATATACTTTTACATTATCATATTCTTTCAATAGAAGATCTACTGCATTTATTTCATTTGTATTCTTATAATATGCTGTATGATTACCCACTATAGTATGAACAGTGATGCCCATTTTATTGAGTCTATCATAGTAATTTTCTTTTGCCCAATTGAGCGCACCAAAATCAATTCCTTTACGACTATCAAAGGTATCTCCCATATCTACTATGGTTGTAATACCTTCCTTCTCTATAGTTGGAAAGAAAACATCTTCATAAAATCTTAGGAAGTAGTCATGAAAAAGTTTTGAATTTTTGCGACACCCAAAGTGCTGATCAGTTATTATTGCTATCTTCATTCATCCTATATCCTCTGGTGAAGGAATACCCTTACTCTCTATGAATTTTTTATTCTCATAATCATAGTTAGGATGAGGATTGGCAGGAACCCAAGGATTTTTAGATGCATTTTTAATAACAATAAATCTATCTGCTGCAAATGTACCTGCTAGTTGAACCTCTATTTCATCATCATCTTTCCAGTTGACAGTTCCATCTTTCTTTGTATGTAACATTGCCTCTTGGATTTTATCAATAATATCTTGTGTTAATTTCATTTAGTTACGCAACTTAGAATGTACAGCATCCTTAATAGAATTATAATCTGAATAATTGGATGCGTCAAGGTCATTAGAATCAAAGACCTCATCAAAGTTGGACTTTTCTAGAATTTTATTTTTTATTTCTAACTGCTTTTTCTCTTGTGATATTCTTCTCAGAAAAGCATAGTAAATGATTTGAGTAAAGTATGCAAAAGGGTTTTTGGATTTTTCTGGGTTGAAATTATGAATATATCTAACGCAATTTTCTATACCATCACATATCATATCATCCTTAAACATATAGTTTACAAAGTTTGGTTTATAGGATAAATGATTTGCTATTTTTAAAAAACACTCTCCAATATATCTTGGTATCTGTGGTGGTTCTTTATCATTCAACTTTGCCCTATTTACTTGAGCAATGTAAACCTCCAAGGCAGCAAGAAACTCCTTATTGTTAACATAGTGTTCAGATCTTTTTCTACGTGTAGCCATAAGTATTGCTGCCTTTCCATGTAATTAGTATAACAGATAACCAAGTACTTGACAAGTATGTAAATATTGTGTACAATTACCTTTGTGGGGTTTCAAGGTTGATTAGAGCTTGATTTATATAACTTTTCTAATGCCTCTTTAGCATCTTTTACTGTGGTTAGATACCCCATTGTCTTATCTAATTTGGTGTGAGTATCATGACTCACTTTTTTAATATAGTCTTGATAGAACATAATCATCTCAACATTATCTGATTCAGATAAAGTGAGGACATCATCTAAATTGATGATGAATAAATCTTCATTGGATGATTTCAACCATGGTTCAAATTTATATCCACCTAATGAACCTCTTATCTTTATTGTTTCAACCATGATAGGGTGTGACACTAGGAGTAGTGTTCTGTCTCCTTCATCAGTGGCAGATACTTTCGCAAATAATTCTTCCCCTGTTTTTAATTTGAGGGTGGCAAAAAAATCATCTTCTATCATTTTTATTCTCCTTAATATCTATTGTTAATATTTCATAGTTAAATTGCTCTTGTGCATAAATTTTAACTCTTTCAATGAAATGATTAAGTGTGTAGTTTTTTCTTGCTCCACTGGTTAAGTCATCAGCAATATCATAAAGTTTTGCTTTTACCTTGTCTTTTCCTTTTCTTAGAACTCTTCCAATGGATTGGAGGTTTCTAACTCTAGACTTAGACGGAGAAGCAAAAATAACGTTGTGTAACCTCCTAATATTGATGCCTGTAGAGAATGTTCCATAAGAAGCCACTATGATTGCATTGTTTTCTTGTTCAGTTATCTCTCTTACTTTCTCCCTATCTTCAGCATCTACACCACCATGAATGAAAAATACTTTTCTATCCTTGGTAACAAAATTATTTATCATATCATAAAGTATCCTTCCATGAGACTCTACTCTACTGTATAGTATCAGAGTGTTTCCTTTTAAATCTATTGATAGTTTGGATATAAACTTATTCCTTCTTTCATTTCCAATTAGATATTGAATCTCATCCTCATATGTTTCAAATTTTTTGGGAGTATGTTTTAAAACTAAACATTGTATATCTAACTCAGATAGGTGTCCTTTCTCCATTAATTCTTTAGTTTGTATCACTTTGTACGATGGACCAAACAACCCTTCTAAGACCCACTTATGGGTCTGTGTGCCATCTAAAGTTCCAGTAAACCCAAATCTATACTTAGCATGATGTAGTTTATCCATTATATTAACTAATGATTTACTCTTGAAAAGATGTGCTTCATCACCTATGATAACATCATAATCTGCAAAAAATGTTTTGTCTAGGTTATAAACAGACTGCCATGTAGTAATTGTTACCTCATTTTCATTTGTTCTTTCTTTACCAGCATATATCCTATGACAATGATCTTCAGCATTCCATCCATACTCTATAAAATCCTTATACATCTGTTCTACAAGAGAAGTGGTAGGAACAACAAGTAATATCTTTTTCTTTCTTCCAACAAAATATCTGACCAGAGCATAGATCATTAATGACTTACCTGATGCAGTGGGTGATATTAAAAGTTTTCTATTATATCTTAATGCATCATGTATAGCATCAATCTGATAATCTCTAGGTTTAAATTTAGTTATTGATTTTACATAGTCTTTTACACCTTCCCATGATATCATTTCATTGACTTCAAATGGTGCACCATAGAATTTGTTTTTCTCAAACTCATATGAGTATCCACTGTTCTCACAAAATGCAACTATCTTATCTAAGAGACCCACATAGATTCTCTTAGTCTTCATATTGAAGAGGTGTACATATCCATCCCAGTATCTACTTCTATACTGAGGCATGAATTTTTTATTAGGAACTTCAAAAGTAAACCTATCCCTCAACTCATATTCTATTGAGGGTTCAGTTTTGACTTTTAAATATACTTCATTGATTTTTTCAATGACAAGATCAGCCATAACCAGCTTGGAATTTCATTACTTCAACTGCATTCTTAATCTGATAAGTTCTGTTAGAAACTTGTTTAAGAATACTTTCAAGATAATTCAACATGGTTTCATAATATTCAATCTTTAGAGAAGTTGATGATAACTTTTCATCAGCGTCAAGATACTTTTGCATTGTATCTTTGTCTCTAATCTTTTTAGGAAAAGGATTTTTTATATAGATCTCTGGATCAGCTTTACCTGAAAAATATTCATATCTCTCATGCCTAATATTTTTTCTTTGTTGTTGTGCTTTCTTCATTAAAAGAAAGATGTTATTATAAAGATCAAAATACTTTGCATGTAAAACAGGAACATTTAGTGATTCAGTATGTAAATTGTCTGGATCAATCTTGGAATCCTCCTCCCACATTGTTTGGATTCCATTCAAATCAATCATACATCATTAATTAATATCTCTTATATTGTATATAGTATACTTGAAAGTGACCTCTGCTGTAAAGTATTCTAGGTCTGTTTGTGTTGCATCAAACTCTAAAGTAGTAAGACTGACAGGAAATAAGTTCTCAAATATTAATTTAAATTTAGGTACATTATTAGAATTTAATATTGTTAGTGTTCCATCTGAATATAAATTCAGTTGACTTTTAGGTGGTTGTGATATATCAGGATTCCCTTTTTGAAAATCATATATTTCCTTTAAACTTTCTGGAAATCCTAAACCTCTCATCCAGTTTTGTATTTCCATATAATTTTCTAATCCTTCATCTACCAGAAAACGTAAACTAAAATCTGCAAACTGTAATTTATCACCTGGTAAAGGAATATCTCTCAAATAGGTAGGTTGTTCTGCTACACCTAGATCTATTGAGGGGATATTTACAGCATTGCCAAAGTAAGTAACTTTAGGTGTTCTGTTTAATTGAAATTTAAAACCAGTAGGTGCTAGAAAATTTCTATTTTCAATTTGACCTACTATAGACTTCTTAGCAACCATCTGTTTTTATCATACTATTATAAGTTATTTATTTCTATTAACCACC